GGGTCCCTCCCACACGGCCACGTCTCCCTCGGTGCCAACCGCAATCAGGAAGTCATCCACCGAGAACCCGGCGTCGATCGTCCAGTTGAACAGCGCGGACACCGAGCCGCCGTTGCGCAGGATCGAGCCCATGGGGAACGACGTCACGGTGCCCGTGATCGCGTCCACGGTGTCCATGTAGCCGACGTTGGAGCTGCCCTCAAACGTGAACCACACGCGGCGCTTCCACACGGCCACCGTGCGCACCGCCGTCGTCATGCCGGTGACGGTGCCGGTACGGTTGACCCAGCCGGAGGTGGTGCTGTAGGTCCAGTACCCAGCGCCAGGCGAGACAGCCAACAAGAACGTGTCCGCGGCCGTGGAGAACTGCGTCGTCCACCAGTCGTCGTTGGTGCTGCCGGTGCCCGTCACTGCAAGCACTGGCGCGCCGCCGGCCGTCACATCGTAGATGTTGCCGTTGGCGGCCATGAACACCTTGTTGTTGGCCGGGTTGGGCGCGGTGTACGCAAACACCGAGTCAACGGCCTGCGCCACGCTAGAGACAGTCACCGCAGTGGCGTGCACCTGGTAGCCCTTGCGCAACTCCACGCCCTGCTGGCGCGGAATCATGTTGCTCAAGACAAGCGCATCATTCGGCTGCATTGCCGAAATCGGGTCGCGGTAGTTCAGCCCGCCAGTCGGTGCCGGGATGACAACCGACTGCGCAGTTTGTGCGGCGGCCGCCCTTCGCGGAGTCTTGAAGGGCTTAACAGGGACCAGCGGCATGGCTTAGGCCCCCATGCCCGTGTCGGGCGTATTGATCAGCGGCTGGATGTACGGGAAGCGGAAGTCGCGCGCCATGGTCAGCACCGGCGCGCCCTTCTCAGAATTCTTGCGGTTGTCAAACGCGATGTTGAAGTCGCGCATTGCAGCGCTGCTGTCCAGGCCCTTCATCTCGAGCCACTTCACACGCGTGTACAGGGTGATCACCGTGGCGTCGAGCAGCGACACGTCGCCGTTCTGCGTCATCCGGTTTTTGTACAGGTCGGGGTCGTTCTGATCGCGCACCCAGCCGGCAGAAACGTAGAACACGTTCATCGTCTGCGGCGAGTTGGGCGGCGCCAGCACGTAGATCTTGTTGTCGCGGACTTGCCAGTAGAACGACAGCGTCGGCAGCGTCGTGCGAATGAGCAGCTGCTGCCACATCTGCGCCGACACCGGGCCCAGCGACGGGAACTGCGTTGTCGCGTTCCAGTTGGTTTGGTCTATCCAGCGGTACAGGTCCTGCGGCAGAGCAAAACCCTTTTCCTTCTGGCCGTTGGTGTCCGACTGGATGGGGATCTGATAGTTCTTGATCAGCTCCTGCCACTCGAACATCGACAGCAGCTCGTTGCCGGCCATGTTGGCCGCCTGAACCATCTGCTGGACCGCGGGATCCTCAGAGCCCGCAGGGTCAGTCGGGACGGGGTAGGCCACCATCCCGGCCACGTTTTGCACGATGGCCGAGAGGGTCGATTCGTTGACGATCTGGAAGGCCATCCCCGTCCTCCGGTTTACTCAGCGTCGGCCGTGGCTGCGACCTGGCGCTTGGGCTTGATCTGCGCCTTAAGCGCCTCGAGCTGAGCCTGCATGTCCTCAATCATCTGGTCACGCTTTTGCAGCTCTTCGTTCATCTTCTCGATCGGGGCATTGTTGGCCGCGACCTGCATGAACGCCCGGGCTCGGCTCTTGTCCTGCTGGAAGGACATGAACTTCTGGCCGACGTTGTCAGGCGCCTCGGCGAGCTGCTCGACCGTGAAGATCTTGAAGAAGCGGTACTCCTCAGCCTTGGCCGGCGTCATGCCAGGCAGCACCGTGATCGGCGTGCCCGTGATGGCCTGTTCCTGGCCAGCCTTCCACTTGCTGTAGCGGTCGGCAAAGCGCTGCTCGTCAAGCACGTTGACGGGGCGCTCGATCACGCTGGACTTGTCGCCAGGCGTGTAGATGCGCAGGTAGTCCACTTCCTCGTAGATGGCGCGGCCAGCCTCTCGGCTCTTGGCCTCCATGTGCACGGGCTTGCGGAAGAACTCGACCACTAGGCGCGAGTCGTGCGCGTAGCGGTTCTCGTCGGGCTGAGGGATTGGAATCTCAGGAAATACGGTAGGTGTCGTGGGTTGCATGGTTTTTTCTTTCTAGTGGTGGTTGATGATCAAACGCCCGGGCCGTCGCCGGTGTCGATCTTGAGATCGGTCGTCGTTGCAGACGCGCCGATGCGCCAGCCGCTGATAGACGCCTCGTCGGCGCCAGTCAGGCCGATGCCTTCACAGACAGCGCCGGTGTCTTGCGACGCCGCGGTGTCAACGATTGCGGGAGCTGCAGCAGAAACCGCTGCGCCAAATGTTGCTGCCATGGTGATCTCCTATTGGCAAAAAACCCAAGGGGTGTGGGTCACCCCAACCCCTTGGGAAGGGTGACCCACGACAGGCCCACCAATTAGTTCTGCATGCGGCCCTGGAACTGGGCGCCGGAAGCAGTCAAATTGCCAGCCCAAGCCAGGATTTGCACTTCGGCGTCCTGGTTGATGGCATAGCGACGGTTGGGCGACAGCGGCACCATGTTGCGATCCTTGTGGGGACGCCACTTGATGAACTTGGTGTTCAAGAAGAAACCAGTGTTCGCCGGGCAGAAACCGCCGATACCGCCGTCCAACACCACGTCTGCGTCCATGAACTTGATGGACGGGAAGCCGAGGTTGCCGGTTTCGGGGCTGGTGAAACGCTGCTGAGCCTGCAGGCTAGCCATGTACAGCGACCAGTAGTTCGTGTCCATGACGATCAGGTCAACACGATCAGCGCCGCGGGTCGTCTGAGCCCACAGGTTGTTCATGCCAGCCTGAATGTTGGCCGCAGTAGCGTTGCCGCCGGTGGAGGTGCTGAAGTCGTACAGCTTGGAGCGCCAAAACGACCAGGTCGCACGGTTGATGCCACCATAGGTGCCGGTGGTGGGGTCAGAAGGCACAGCGGCGTTCAAGCCGGTGACTTCCTTGCCGCCAGAGCCGGTGCCGTCCGAGTAGATCGACTGCGACAGCTGGTTCATCATCGTGCTTTCGGCCACGTTCAGGCGGCCTTCCAGCAGGTCAATGAACTGTTCCTTGCCGCTGTTCTGCAGCATCTCCAAGCCGCTCATAACGACCGGGACAGCGTACTGCTTGATCTGGAACTCGGCAGCGCTGATGACGTCCTGAGCGGCAACCGGCAGCAGGTCGTAACCAGAGTAGAAACCGCCGTTCGCGTTCTCAGCGAAAGACAGTTCTTCAAAGATCACGTTACCGCCAGAAATCGTCTTGACGTTTCCGCGCTGGTTCAGACGCGACAGGATCGCGTTGTTCTTGGTGACGTTGTCCGCGATCTGACGCGAACGGTTTTGAATCGTCGTTGCGACGATGTCTGAGACATTTGGGAATGCCATGATTTAACTCCTCATCTGAGTTGGGTTGTTACGGGCTTTCGCCCACCAGTTCAGATGCGCCGACGCGAACCGATCTCAGTCCGTCTATGTCGTGGGTGGGACGCGGCGCGTCTCCCAGGAGCTGCGGTGGCTGGGGTGCTTGGGCACACCAAGAGAAGGTTGCCCCTCCCTGTGGTGTGAATTATCCATCACCGTGCGGACTGCACAATGGCCGCCTCAATCGCAGACCGGACGTCGGTGGACGGTTGCTGCAGGGCACCCACCGGCGCCGAGCCGGAAACGCTCACCGCCGCAGCGCGCGCCCTTTGCGCGGCGCTCGTCTGTTGCTGGGCGCCCTTGGCCTGCAAGCGGCCCTGCAGCACCGTGCGCACGCGGTCGTTGAGCAGGCAGGCCTTGTGATAGGCCTCGGGCAGGGTCAGGTTCTGGCCGCGCCTCGAGGCCGACTCCATCAGGTCGGCCATTTCCTCGCGCACGTCGTTGCCGAACTCAGCGCGATCCAGGAACGTCTCGACCTCCGACTGGGCAGCCTGGGCGATGCGCTCCTGCTGCGCGACCTGCGCCTGCTGAAACTGCGTCAGCATCTGCTGCACCGGCGCCAGGCGCTGGTTGAGCACCTGCTCCATCGCGGCCTGCTGGGGGTCGACGACGGGCGCCTGGCCAGCCAGGGCGCTGTCTAGGGCCTGGATGAACCCGTTACCGAAACGGCCAATGCCGAACTGGTTGACGATGCCGGCCACCATTGAGGCCAGCTCGGGCGCGGTGCCCGTGCGCAGCTTGGCGGCCGTGGCCATCAGGTTGTCGATCGCCTGGATGGGGTTGGAGCCCTCGGCGCGGATGAAAGCCTCGTAGGGCGCCACCGTGCGCATCACCGCGTCGTAGTTCTTGCGGGCCTCGGCCGACTCCTGCAGCGTGCGCTGCACCTCAACCTCGCGGCGCTGGATCTCAGCGCGCACCGGCTCCGGCAGCTGACCCCAGTGCTCCCTTACATCAGGACGCCAAGAGGCCGGGGCACGCTCCCCAGCGCTCTGCCGCGGTCCTGACTTTGGGCCGGGCTGAATGCCCTCCTCTTTTGCCTTGAACCGGCCGTTTTCATCTCGCTGCTGTTGAGCAAGGTCTTGCGCATCTGCGGGGCTTTCGCCCTCTGCGAGCGCGTCTAGGTTCTGCGCAGGTTCTGCAGATTCGGCAGCAGATTCGGCAACAGGTTCTGCAGCCGGTGCGGCCTCAGCTGGTGCTGCAGGTTCCGGTGTTGGCGCAGCAGCTTGCGCAGGCGCCTCGGTTTCTTCGATCGCTGCTTCGATCTCGTCGCGGAGTGTCGTGGGTCCGTTCATTGGTTATCGCCTGTTTTGGAGTTGCTGAATCGCGCGCTCTACGTCGCGTCGAGAAAACGTGCCACCGTGCTGTCGGTAGTGGTCACGCTGTTCCTGAGCCTTGGCCCAGGTGTTCTTGAAATCGTCGGCCGTGGCCAGGCCGTTAACCTTCATGTACTCGCGGTGCTTAGTCCGCGAGCTGATGTCGGTGCCGTCAGTGGCGCGCAGCCCGTCATAGCTGCGATCGCCCCACAGCGCGCCAGAGTCGGTGCGCAGCTCGGCCTGGTGGTCGGGCGTGACTTCGATCAATTCGCCCGTAATGCGGTCTTGAATCCAGCGACGTCTAGTCATGTTGTGGTATTCTCAACAATATGCAGAAAAGGAGATGATCATGGATGACGTCATCATCGTCATAGGCACGCGCGTCGTGCGGGCGCCAAGAAAGACTTGGTCTGCCCTGCTCGAGGCCGCGTCGCTGATGATCGACACCGGGGACATGTACCCGCACCTAGAGCGCAAGCTCGGCACCGAGCTGCTTGATGCGGCAAAACAGCTCAAGATTGACCTGGACGATCAAAACTCGTCCTCCTCTTGATTGCGCAGCGCGGCCGCCAAAGCCGCAGTGCCGAGGCCCGCGGCGCCCAAGCTGTAAAGCGGATGCGTGCCGCGCACCAGGCTGTCGCGCACCACGTCCTGGGGCTTTTTGCCTGTCACGCGGGCGGTGCGTTCGATCGCTTCGTTGACGTGCTGAATCATCGGCTTGCCGGGCACTCCCTTCAGGCCCTTCCAGGCCACGTCCTGGAAGTTGGCCGGCTGCACGCCCTCGGCCTTGGCCAAGTCGTGCACCACCTTCTCAAACACGCCGTAGGAATCACCAGGCGGCACTAGCAGGCCTGGCCTAAAACCGCCACTCATCTGCTCGTCGATCGTGGCGCGATCGCGGTGGCCCATGAAGTTGGCCGAGAAGTCAAAGCGCTTTGGCGTCTTTGCAGCCTGCAGGCCAGCGCCCTGGTTGATGACCTTGTCGTACATGGCCATGTTTCCAGACGCGAAGCGGCCGCCGATCGGATATGGGAACTCATACGCGGCGCTCGGCTGCGGCACGCCCTTTTGGCGCAGGAAGTTGCCGTAGGCTGACATCAGCAAGTTGGCGGTCGGGTCAGCGCCGCCAGTGGTCGCGGACATCGCATCGGCGAACCGCTCCTTGAACATCTCGCGGCCCTTCTTGTCGCCGAACTCCTTGATGAACTCGGCCTCGAGCTGGCCCATCGCGTACCAGTCCTTTGCGTTGGGGTCCTTGCTGCCCTCGCGGAAGGCTGTTGTCAGGCGCTCGCGCGCCTCCGGCGTGTCGAACTCTGCGGTGTACTTGTCGATCGTGGCCTGCTTCTTGGGCAGCGCGTCAGTGACGGTGCGGCCCTGCAGCGGGTACTTGCTGGCGTCAGCGTAGAAACGGTCCTCGACCTTGAAATAGGGTGTGTAGTTGCCCTTGTCGATGTCCTTCTGCGCGGCCTTGCGCGCCTTTTCGACGGCCAGAGCCTCGTCAGAGTTTTGCTTCTGCAGGAACTCCTTGCCGGTCTTAGGGTCCTTGGCCAACACCGGGGGCGCGGTGTCGGGATAGTCGGCCGCGATCTTGGCGCGGTCGTACCCGACATCGTCGGCCTTCTTGCGCAAAGCCTTGACCGTCTCCTCGGTCGCCTTGCCACCCTTGCGCGCCTTGTTGGCCGCACCGGCCACACCGCCGACCACCGGCACCATGCCGGCCGCCGACAGAACCATGCCCAGCTTGTCGCCCTCGCGGCGCGCGCGCTCAAAGTCGCGGCCGCTGGTGGCCGTGCCGACGACAGGCAGGAAGCCGGCGCCGATGTCGATGGCCAGGTCGCCCAGGTCGCCGTCCTCGGGGTTGTCCAGCGAGACGAACTTGCGTGCGCGGTCGCGCAGGGCGTTGATCAGGTCCTGTGGTTGCATTGCGTCCTCACTTGAGCATGCGCAGCTTGTAGAGCGTGGTCTGGTACAGGCGCAGGATTTCGTCGATCGTGTTCTGCAGCGACGTGTCCTCGCGGTCGCAGACCTTGTAGCGGTTCATTTCGATCCACTCGCACGACAGCTCTAGCGAGTCGTCGATCTCCTGCGTGTCCACAGACACCGCCACGACCCTGGGCTCCATGCGCCTGGCGTAATAACCCTGGTACTGCTCCACAAAACCATCGGTCAGGTCGGCAAGCGAGTCGTAGAACTCGCCCAGCGCGACGTGCGCCGAGTAGCTGCCGGTGCGCCAGTGAGCCACGTGCGCGGCCGACCGATCGGCCAGCAGCTTGGTGACCAACTCGTTTGCTTTTTCCATGCGTCACCTCACTGCATTGCGCCGCCCACGGGCGGCATCTGCGGGCCCGCCGGCGGCAGGTTGGGCTGCGGCTGCAGCATCCCCATCTGCAGCGCCTTCATGCGCGCGTCCATCTCGGTGTCGGTCGCCTCGGCCATGCGCTTGCGGGCGCCGGCCTGCTTCTCGGCCACCTCGGCCTCCTGCAGCGGGTTGGGCTGATTCGGTTGCGGCAGCCCCTGCTGCTTGAGCGCGCCGATTGCCTGGTCCAGAACGCCCTCGATCTGCTGCGACACGCGGAACTTGGACACGCTCCACTGCAGCAGCGACAGCAGCACAGGCGCGGCCTGCGGCACCGACTGCGCCATCGGCGCCACCTGGGAGATGAATGCGCCCAGGCCCTGCATGAACTGCACCGCAGCGTCGCGCTCGGCGGCCCAGTCGAGTGCGGCCATCGAGTCGGCCTCGACGTTCACCCGGTACTGCGCCATGTGCTCGTCCTTGAGCAGCTCGATGGCGGCCATGGCCATCGGCGCATCGGGCGTGCGCTCGATGTTCGACCGCTTAATGATCGTCTCAGGCTGCCAGTGCTTGCAGATGATCTCGGCCTTGATGCGCAGCGACTGCGAGATCCAGTCGGCTATGTAGAACTGCATCAGCTGGATGCGGGTCGATCCGAACTGCGCCTTGATCTGCTGCGCCGTGGCCGTCTCGCTAGCGCGGCTCGAGCCCCGCATCACGTCGGAGATGCCCAGGACCTCGTAGATCTGCATCACCTTGTCCTGCCGGTACTGGCGCAGGCGCTCGATGCAGTTCACCACCATGTCAATGGGAGCCCAGTCGACTTGGCCCTTGATGCCGCCCTTCTCCGCAAACAAGGCCCAGTTGTCGACCGGGATCATCTGGTTTTCAGCGCCCTGCTGGAACATGCGCTGCACGCCGTCGGCCGTCTTGTCGTACACGCCCACGACCTTGGCCGCACGCGTCAGCCAGGTGATCCGGGTGTTGATCTCGTCGAGCTCGTTGAACTGGTCCTGCGCGAAGATGTAGTCCGCGCGCGGCATGAAGTTGGAGCTGGTGACGTTGGCCGCCAGGGGCTTGGGGCACGGGAAGAACCCGTCGAGCTGCAACGGGTCGTCCTTCACGTCCAGGATGACGTCGGCACCCTTGGCGTACCAGTAGACCTTCTTGTTCTCCTTGCACCAGATCTCAAACACCTCAGCCTTCGACCACGGGTCGTGCTTGGGTGACTGGTCGTTGACGTCGGCCTTACGCACCTGCACGCCCAGGGGCACGATCTTGGCGATCTCCTCACCAAACCGCTCGACCAGCTGGTCCTTGGTCATCCATACGCGGCGGGCGACCCACCGCACCTCGGGCCAGGTCCGCGCCGGCGAGTAGAAGAAGTCCTCCCAGTAGATGTAGTCCACCGGGGCGTCCTCGTCGACGATCCGCTCGGCCTCCGTCTCGGCCTGGATCTCAATGCCGAACTCGTCGAACACGGGCGGGATCACATAGGGCTCGGTCTTGACCTCGTAGCGCAGCCAGATCTGGCCCATGCCCACGATCAGCCAGTCCTCGATGCCCTGCCGCACGGCCGCGTCCCACACCGACACGTTCTCGTCGAAGCCGCGGTTCAGGATCCGCTGCAGCATCAACCCGGCCACGCGGGCCTGGTCGTCCTCGAAGTCCTGGAAGGTTCTGCTCACGTCGGCCTTTGGTGGCCGCGCGTACAGCATCGACAGCAGGACCTTCATCGTTGACCAGAACAGGTTGACCTTGCTCTCGTCCTTCGCATACGCATCGCGCCGGTCCAGGTACCGCTGCGTGATGCGGTTGGCGTCTGTGTGGAACTTCATCAGCTCCTGCTGCGACGCCTGAATCTCAGTCGACCAACGCTGCGCCAGCCCCGCCGGGGTGCTTTGGAAATCGCTTGCGCTGGTGATCTTGGCGTTGGTTTCCATCACCCGATCCTTGTGCTCTGTTGGGGACCACAGTCCCAGATGTCGTCAAGGGCGAACGAATAGTTCATGCTCTTGGCCACAGGTGTCGAGATTTTAGGACCGGGGTGCGATTTCGCCATCACCGGGCGCGCAGCAAGCGCGAGATACCGAAACGAGTCCGAC